TCCTTCTCCTGGACGCTCGCTACTGCGCCCGTTCCTGTCTTCGTGGCCATCTCTGGCCTCCTTTCGTCCTGAGGAAGCTGCCTCATCAGGCGTGCGAGCTTACCGCACGCGACCAAGCGCGTCCGTTCACGCTTGGTTTCGGCCTTTTCAGGCTGCGGCTGTTGCCCCAACGAGGGGCTCTGGCAGGATGGCTTGTGTGCTCGCGTAGGCGAATTCGTGTGTAGGCTGCGCGAACGTGCACGCTTGGTCGCTTGCGTGGGTACGTCCATTGCGCTTGCCTGATGGCGTCCAACGAGCGGTAGCCAGCTTGCGCTTAGACAGGGCGCGGATAAACCAGTGAGCGTTGGCCGCGTGCTCGTCCTCGCGGGTGGGTCGGTGGGTCACGCCACAGGGGGCACAAGCACCACAGGCGAAGGCTGCGCGGGCGTGCTCTCGCGGTTGCGTGCAGCCGGACCAGCGAAGCAACCGGCGAAGCTGCGTGTGGGTGAGCTTGAGCATCTCGTCCTCCTGTCTGTTCGGTCCGTCCACAGACAGTAAAACACGCCGAGGCGCGGCTGTCAATCCCTTGGGGGCTCGGTCGGCCCGTCGCGCTCGCGATTCGCGCGTTGGGCCGCGTTTATATATGCGCGTATGTGGCACGAACGCGTCCGCGTCCCGTCCCAGCCTCGACTCGCCCCAAACCAAAACGCGCCCCCTCCAGAGATGGACCGAGAGCCCCCCTCGCGGGTTTACGTGCGTACGTTCGTGGGTGTTTACGCGTTTACGTACGCACGTTCACACGCTCAGGTATACCCGCACGGGTTCACGCATCGGTCCCGCCAGTTCGCACCCCACCCCCCTATCAGCGCGATTCTCCGGTCCGCGCGGTTACAAAAAGATAATATATTAGAACACCTGTTTCAATCTGTAACTCCGGGCAAACCAGGGTGTTAGAGAGGCGTTAGACGGCCTATTGTTAGAGAGGCGTTAGAGAGGCGTTAGAGCATTGTAAGAGCTACTCTTGTAGAGTGTTAGAGAGGCGTTAGAAAGAGGGTTGTTAGAAGATTGTAAGACGGATGTATTTACCTACACGGCAGAACGCCCGTTCGGTAGTGTTAGACAGGCGTTAGAAGATTGTTAGACGCTACTCTTAGAGATTGTTAGAGAGGCGTTAGAGCACTATGCTTATCAAATTGGCCGGGGCGACCGGAGGGCAGACCTCTCTGACACCCCCCAACCTCCCTACGGGAGGGGGGTGTTAGAGGGTAGCTGCGCCCTTGTTAGACTCTACGTTGACAGCACCCCTCCGTGTGGTTTTTACTAGACCCATGATAGAGCTATCGCCACAAAAGGCTAGTGAGATGGCTAGGGGTCCTAAGCCTATTGTGGAAGCACGAACTCGGAAGGCACAGCAGAGTTTCTTGTTTTATTTCCGTCAACATGGCAACTTGACAGTGGCCTGCCAGCAGGCGAAGGTCGACCGCCGTACGCCTTACCGCTGGTATGAAAGGAATGCGCTCGGATTTCGGGCTGCATTTGATGACGCAGAGCAGGAAGCGATTGAATGGATTGAGAACGAATTGTACCGGCGTGCCGTAACGGGTGTGGAGGAGTCGGTTTACCAGGGCGGGCAGATGGTTGGGACGATTAGGAAATTTAGTGATCTTCTGTTAATATTTATGCTAAAGGCTAGGGCTCCCGCAAAATATCGGGATAAGTTCGAGGGGGCGAATCTGTTTGCGACGGGGGCGATATCAAATAACCTGCTTTTGGATAAAAATGAAGTCGCAAGTGCCATCGCGAACATGAGCGAAGAGCAGTTAAAAGAACTGGCCGAAAGAGGAAGGAAGCTCCCGCAAATAGTCGAAGGGGAGCTTGTGGTGAGTGGTCACTCAGACGGCTGAGAAACAGGCACTCGTAGACCAAGCGGCAGAGGTCTACGGGCGGGTTTTGGTTGCAAGAGAGACGACAGCAGATTTTGGGGAATTGGTAGCAGGGTGGCCCTGTGAAAAGCATCACAAGCGATGGTGCGTGGCGCTTGACGACGAAAGAATAAAGAAGATTATTATAATTGCGCCCCCCTCCGGGGCAAAAACTACGTGGGTCGGAGTAACGTACGTGGCAAGGAAGGTGGGGAAGGACCCAACGACCCACTTGGCTTATCTAACGTACAATGATGAAGTGGCGCAATCGAGGAGCGTCGCGGCGAGAGACTTAACACAAACTCCAGAATTTCGGTTGGTGTATCCGGGAGCGATAAAGGATAAGAGGAAGGGTTGGGGGGAGAAGGAGTGGTATCTCCAAAGGCCAAACAGGGGAGACCCCGACCCGACGGTAAGGGCAGCAGGATTGTTCGGAGCGGTCCTGGCCTATCACTTTAACGAATTGGTACTGGACGACCCACACGACCCGGAAGATGTGCTTAGTAAGACCATGCGCGAGCGTGCGTGGAACCGGATTGAGCGGGTTGTGCTGCCAAGGTTGAGGCCGGACGCGAGAATGGTCGTGACAGGGTTTCGGTGGGCGGAGGATGACATTCCGGGTTATTTGATGGCGCAGGGCTACCACGAGGACAATGAATGCAATGAGACTTGTGGTATTAACGGGAAGCCCGCGACGGAATGGCATGTGGTTCACACGAGAGCAATTGAAATCGACGAAAGGACAGGGGAGGAGAGGAGCTATTGGGAGGAGGAGTGGCCGGTAGCAAGGCTACAGCAGAAGAAAGTAGAAGTAGGAGCGAGCACTTTCGCCTGCCAATATCAAGGACTGCCAGCGCCGGAAGAGGGACACATCTTCAAGTGGGAAAAGACTTACAAGCGGCTACCGGCAGGCATTGAAGGAGTGGACATCGCGCTGGATACCGCATATACGGAGGGGAAAAGAAGCGACTATACAGCAGTTGCAGCTTGGGCCTACGACGGGAGGCCGAAACCTTGGAAATACCTCGTGGAGGGGATGAGGGGAAAGTGGGAGACGCCGGAAGCCTATAAAATGATAGCAATGTTCCGGCGGAAAATTCAGAGGCAATTTCCGATGTTGCCGGTCCGGGTATTAGTAAGGCAGAGGGTTGCGATTGACCTAATTGCAGCGCAACACTTGAGAGCGGCGGGTATTGATGCTGTGGCTGTAAAAATGCCTGGAGGTGGGGAAGAGATTAAAAAGGCGCTGGCGAAAATGGCCGCGCCAGAGTTTGAAAGTGGGAGGATGCTGGTGCCGGAGGACGGGGGAGTTTGGCTTGACGAGTGGCGGCACGAACACAAAATGTACCCACAGGGGCAACATGATGACTACGTTGAGACGACAATAATCATCACACAAAGGCATAAGAGTGGCGGGACGGCAGGAGTGACCAAGGTTCCCATGAAAAGGACGGAGAATAAATGGCTTGCCAACACCACTGGATAATAGAAAGTCCCAATGGCCCTGTGGCTCCAGCAATATGTAAGAATTGTGGGGCTGAGAGGGAATTTGGTAACTCTTTTATGTACGAGTCGAGTCGGGAAGAGAAGCAGTTTAAGACGCATAAAATGTCTTTAATGGTGGACCCCCAATACTATCCGAGGGGTCGTAGAACTTGGGGTTCTCGGCTTGCTTGATATAACTGCGCCCCCAACAATGAGTATGGTCGGACTCCGGAAGCTGTATGACCAGCTAAAGGAATCCCACAGGCGTAGGGCCGCGCTTGATAAGGAATTGGATGACCTTTTCTTCAACGAACATAAGGTGGAAGTGGTAGAGTCGCCAGTGTTGGGTGTGGAGCCGGAAGTTTTGAGGTTGGGGCGGGTTCCAAGCGCAATAAACCTTATTGAGGGTCTGTTTGACCAATACCCGGTCTATTCAGTGATTGCGCGGGGAACCGGCGTAAACGCGCAGAGAGAGGCAGAGAGAGTTGAAAGGGTTATAAACGCTATTGTGAAGCAGGCGGAAAGGGAGGGTCGGGAGGACACTTACGACTTAACGAAGCAAGATGTTTTCCGATTTGGACGGAGTTTCGAAACGGTGGTTAGGGCTGACCATTATTGGGATAAATACCCAGAGCCGAATCCCAATAAAAGTGATACGGCTTACAACAAAGAAACCGAAAAATATAAAGCACAAGCCCCGCTACCGATAATTATTCGGCATGTTCCTATCGCTCCTAGTGTAGATGGGATTCAAGCCCTTCCGCTTTTGGCAGGAAACCGGATGGTTAGGTTTATTCGGGTTCACGAGATGCAAGTATCGGAAATACTTGACCGGTTTGGTGTGGAAGGTCAGGGTAGAAGGCCGGAATCCTTGCTAAGCATTAGGGCGGCATTGGGCGGTGAGGGCGGATTGGAGGCCGGGGTTCCGCCGCTCTTGTTGACTGACACGCTCAAGTGTATTGAATACTTTGACCCCGTGCGGATTGTCTATGCGATTATCGACCAAAGGTATGAGGGAATCGTCCGCGAGTGGAAACATGAGCAGGGGTGTCTCCCTGTGGTGATGTTCGAGGGAATCGTTACGGGCGACCCGCACCCGGAGCGAAGGTGGAAAGCAGTTTACCATGACGCTAAGGAAGCGGTTCTCCATGAGGACCGGCTCGCCAGCCGTCAAGCCACGAATGTTCGAATTAACTATTACAAGAGCTACTACGGGCTGGCTGACGAAAACGTGGTGGAGGGAAGCAAGGGAAGGACTATTGAGTTTACACCGGGGCAGTTGACAATCCTACATGGCCTCAAGCAGTTTGGAGCCGTGGATACGCAATCGGTTTCCCAAGAGGCTCAACTTCTTGAGGCTAAGTTGGAAAGGATGCTGGAGCTTCATCTTCTTCCGAGTGTTCTTATGGGTGCACAGGGAGCTAATGAGGAGGCGTCTTGGGGGACGAACATTCGGCTTCGGCAGGCGGAGAAGCGATTTAAAACTATTGCTGGTCACTTGGCATCGGGTCGTGTCGAATTAGGTCAGGCCATTATGCGAGTGATTATGTCGATTGGTGAGAGGGTTTACGCGATTGACGATGAGGATAAGGAGTGGTCGATAACTCCGGCGGAGGCTGAGGCGTATATTAACCGGATTAGAGTGAAGATTGAGCCTAAAACAATTACTGATTTTAACGCTAATGTGGACGCGGCGGAAGGGTTGGAGAGGCTTGGCGTTCCGAAGCGAGTTTACTTTGAAGATGTATTGGGGTATGAGCAGCCTGTGGAATTGATGCGTGAGCGCGTTCTTGAGGATGCTCAGTTTGACCCCAATTCCCCGCTTTACCAACAGACGCTCCAAGACATTTTGAAGCAGGCGGACCTCTTGGAGCAGGAGGAGGAGGCGGCGAGTGAAAGCGATGTCGCCGCCGTAATTGGTGGGGAAGATGTGGGTCCGGGGGCTGCTCAAGCCTTGCAGGAGTTGATGGGCGGTGCGGGGAATGGAGCAACGCCGACTATTCCAATCAATATGCCGGGGTTTAATCCAACACAAATTCCACCAGCAACGCCGCAAGAGCAGGCAATAGCAACTACGGGGCGGAGGCAGGGAAGGCAACCTCGACCTAGGCGGGCTCCGCGTTCGACGAGGAATCAATAATGGCCCGCAAGATTCCCGAATTAAGTCAAGACGTAGAGGAATTTGTTAAAATGGGTGCCGAGAGGGTGGTCGAGAATCGAAGGGTGCTCAGGGAGCGGGTTGGTCAACGTCCTTACCGGGGCCGCAAGCTTTCCCATGAAGAGGAGATGACGAATTATCGAGAAGGGATGCGAAGCAATCCGGAGAGTGTGAAAGAGTTCATTAAGTCGGAGCGGGATAGGTTAGGACTTCCGGAATTGACAGTGGACGGTAGGGTGCTTATTCCAAAGTCTGCGCTTGACGAGTTGAAGAGGCTGGAGCGGTTACATCGTGGGAAGGAAGAAAGTAATGGGAACTTGGTACGGTGACCCTAATCCTCCCAATACATTGAATCCTGGAGGGGGATTTCCCACTACGGGGGTTGATGATATTCCAGTCAGTGGTCTAAGGGCTGTTAACATTGGGAGTGGATTTGTAGCGTTTATAGATGACCAAGGGAAAGTATGGGGTATTGAACGTACTCCTACTCAAACTGCAGCACCTTCTGGTCCCCCTGCTTCTTACTATTCTGGTCAAATTGCAAATCAGGCGAGGCAGCTTGACCAGTACGACCGGGATCTTAATTTTCGAATTCAGAGCACAGCTGCAGAATTGGCAGAAAAGAAGAGGCAATTTGCTATCACGATTGGGATGGAAAAGCAGCGTTTGGCCGCTGAAATTGATATGCTTAACAAGCGCCTCCGGAATGATATGGCCATTGCTCAGCTTGACGCTAAGACCCGTCTCCAAGTTGCCAATATTGAGGCAGCAGTTTCGCGGAGAGGTCAAGATGTAGAGGCGCGGAGAATTGCCGTTAACGAACTTGGTAGCGATGTTATTAGGCAATCTCTATTTATTACTGGAATTCCAGAAGAGGCGGGAAGGACTCCTCTTGAGATAACTCGTCCGGGGTTTAATCAACAGTTTGGAATCAGTAATGTAATTCCGGGTGCTGCTGGGGGCGCAGATTTAAAGTTGGGGGAATCCCCTATGGCGATTCGGGTTGGGGAGGCGGGAGAGGAAATCATTATTGCCGACAAGGGGCGGTTGGAAGTAATTCCTATTAGCGCCAATATGGCTGAGGGCGGGACCATCATGACGGGGGTTAACATGATTCCGCAGAGGGAGGAAGCTTTCCGTACAATTCGGTTGGCTTTAGATAGAGCCTTGCAGGGTGGTCGCGCCCCGGCTTTTGGCGGATTAACTCTTCCGCTTAAGGTTCCGGGGATTGAGACTACGGTTGCCCCCCCGGAGAATATAGCCCGAAGATTGCTTGGGATGCGCCCTACAGACCCAAGACGACAGCTAATTCTCTCCTATCTTAGCGCGGCAGGAATCCCTGTGGAAGAGGCGTTGGCGCGTGCTCGTGCGGCGACTCCCGTGGCGTCTTACAGTGGACTATCAAGGGTAGCGTAACTTGGGCATTCTTAGTTGGGAGCGGGCTCGTGACCGGAGGAATCTTACCGCTGTGGAGAATAAGCGGGCTGAGGCGATGCGCCTCTTCCGTGAAGCGGACCAAGCTAGTATGCGGGATTACGTCTCTCCGCAAATGCCGGTCAAATTCGAGTCCGGTCCCTCCCCCTCTGGAATGTTTACGGACCCGCTCAAGCTCCAGTTCGGTCCGCAGAATCTTGAAATGAAAATACGGTCAGGAGCGCTGTTGACTCCAGAGGAAACCAAGCAAGCCTTTGATATGGGGTACAATCTTAGGTATGGTTCGGAGGGTGCCCGCGTGGTGGGAAGTCCAGAGGAGGCAAACCCCACAATGGTTGGGGGTGTTGATATTGGTTCTCCTGCTGGGGAAGCTCCGATGCCGGGGGCGTTGGGAAAGGTTCCAGGATTCCGGACCCCTGCTGAAATTGCAGCGACTCTCGCTACCGGCGGAATTGGACCGATGGGTCCGCTAGCTAAGGTGGGGATGCTGGTTGGGGGTTCTGCCGGTGCCTTCCTTGGCGGTAAGGGGGCTATGGAGGTAGGGTTACCTCCGGCGGTTGGTGAACTTGCCGGCGGTTTGGCTGGTGGCATTGGTGGTACGGCTGTGGCTGAGCGGGTCGGACCTGTTGTTGGCAGAATGACTCGTGAATCGGTTAGTCGAACACGGGTTCAACCTGGAATGGGTGGGGGACCGTTGGGCAGTGATGCTCTTCGCGTTGCTGCGAACGCTGTTCAAGATCAGATTGGATTCGCTGATAAGATGCGGCTACAGAAGCTGGGTATTGACCCACAGGCTATTGATGACCCAGCAACCATTGCTCGCATTCGGGCCGAAGCTCCTGATATAGCTCAAAAACTTGAACCGTTCTTCCAGCAGGTTGAGGGTGGCCCTGGTGGTACGGGAACTTTCCCCGGCCCAGAGACTGAGGATTGGATACCCAAGCGTCCGACTGATATTGGTGACATTCCCGAAGCTCCAGAGGCGGGGGGCTTTCCTGATAGGTTTGCAGGAAAGGCGCGGGCGATTCAGGGAGGTCCCCCACCTCCGGAGCCTCCGCCTGCCGGTGTAGGTGGGGATGAGCCGCTCAATCGCCTAATTAATCTCGTCCGTTCGGCTAAGAAGCCTCTTCATGAGCAAGAGATTCTCCGGCATGAGGAGCTTGGAAAGCGTATTGGGCGTGCGGGTGAGGTTATCAGAGGGGAAGGTACAGCAACACAGCGGTTACGGGCTGCGAAGGGTCAACTGGCAGGCGAGCAGCCTGTGGCGCAGTTTGAAGCGGTAAGACCGGCCTTTACGGACGATGAGTATAACCAGCTTCTTGATAGGGCGCTGTGGCATGAATTTCCGCACCCAAGCGTGGAGCTAGGGCAGATAAGCTTTGAGAACATGCGGGCTGGTGATGCTTTCGAATCACTTATGCTTGGAAAGCTTCCGACTAGAAGTGATATTGGATTACTTGAGCAGGTGTACGGTCCAGACTTGGCCAAGGCTATTCTCGGTAAGCGTCCTTTGGGAAGTAAGGCTTGGGAGAATACTCTGGACGCTGCTGCTCTCCTCAAGACAGCATTGACGGTCTTGGACCACAGTTTCCCTGGCAGGCAGGGGATTAAGCTTGCTCCCTCTCACCCTAAGGCTTGGACTAAGAGTGCGGTTCAGGGAGCTAAGGCTCTGTTTAATCCTAAATTTGCTGCTGCTGTGGATACAGAACTTTTGACGGATGCTACGCCGATTTTGGTTCGGGTAGCCCCCAACAAAGTTAAGTATATGCCCTATGCAGATTTTAAGAAACTGGCGGGTATTTACCACGCTTCATTGGCTGAATCGACTCCTATCGGTGCTCGTGAGGAGGCGTTTATGTCTAGGTGGGCTCGGTCGATTCCGGGTCTTGGGAAAGCAATAGCGGCGTCAGAGCGGGGATTTGTTACGTCCGGAAATAAACTTCGGTCTGACATCTTGAAGAATTGGGCTTTGGGGGTAAATTCGACAGGTGAAGCTATTGACCTTAGCACGGGGAAAGGATTTGCTAATCTTTTAAACAGGGCGACGGGGAGGGGAACGCTTGGCGCTTTGGAGGAAGCTGCTCCGGTCCTAAACGCGTTCCAATTCGCGCCTCGTTATCGCGCGTCGCACCCGGAATGGATAGCCAACCTATTTAACTATCAAAATCCGGCGGTGGCAAGAGAGGCGTGGAAACAGGTTGTTTCCTTTTACGCTACCGGTATTACTATTCTGGCTGCAATGAAATATAGTGGGATGGCGAGTGTTGAGGTAGACCCTCGTTCCTCCGATTTCGGTAAGATTCGGGTTGGGAAGACTCGTATTGACTTTTGGGGTGGCACTCAACCCATTATTCGGGCTGTGGCGATGGCTGCAACTCAAAGTCGGAAATCGTCTACAGGGCGTATTTTTCCTATTAAGCCCCACGATGTAGTTTGGAATTATCTGAGAATGGGAATGTCACCCGCAGCTAGCGTGCTTACAGACATTTATGCGGGGACTACAGTTGTTGGTGGAGAACTTAAGGCAACGCCAAAGGGAGTAGGTACTCAACTGTTTGACCGTCTTATTCCCCTTGCATGGCAGGATATTATACAGGCTGTTAAAGAGGATGGATTGCGTGGGGGGTTAATGGCCTCTACTTCTCTAGGTGGGTTTGGGGTTTCCTCCTTTGAGTCTCCATCCGTAGAGCGGTTACGGAAGTTTAAGGAAAAGACAGGGTATGACTTCAATGTTGAGAGTGCGTACGACCGGAAGTTGATGGAGACAGACCCGACCCTTGCTCCGCTAACGCAGGAAGTTAAGAAGATTGGTGAGGCGGCTGGGTTTGAGGGGGCTAAAATTAGCGCTGCCAAGCGGACTGCGGTGGAGAAGGCGGAACAGGACCAAGGAATAGTCCGGTTGGCTGAAGAAATTCAGGCCGGTGGGAATGCTCGAAATTGGTCAAAGGTCCGGTCTGATTTCCTCTCCTTCCGGGCCGGTGTTCAGTCGGTGTGGCCGTTGGACATAGACCCGAATACCCCGGCGGGTAAATTGGCAGATGAATACTTCTCTCTGAATCCTAAGGCTCCAGAGTTTACTGATGCGGAGGGAGAGACAGATTGGAATAGGTATGAAACGGCACGCGAAGCGGTCCTCGCCAGAATGGACCCGCAAGATGCGCAGACTATACGAGAGGCGGATAAGTTTACCAATCCGGCTGCTGTGGCTATCGATAGGGAGTTTCGTCAGGCGCGGGACTTGTTGAAGCAATTGGATAGCACAACCTCTAAGTGGAACGGACTTACGCCGGAGCAGTCGAAACAGCTTGACGAGTTTTCGGCGGAAGTTAGTCGGCAGGCTCCGATATTGGCAGCACGGGCTGGAAGACATCTTTCTGAACTGGAGGTAGCTGATTATTTGGCAAAGCAGCAGGGGGAGTCAGGGTTGGCACAATGGTTTGAAGCGACTCAGAGCACGAAATTCCGGGAGGCGAATCGTAATCCGGAGTATGACCAATTCTTGGCTACTAATAGGGCTGTAATCTCAAAGTTCTTCCCAAGAATGTACAGTCAAGCAGAACTAGAGCGAATAGGGGCTATAACGCCTGCAGAGGACCAGGGATTCGGTCCTATGCAGCCGCTATCGTCTTTTGAGCCAATGGCTCCGATGTCGGGACGGTAGAAGGAGGAATTAAGTGGCGAAAAAGGCTTCCGGGGCTCAAGACCCGCTGGAACAGGACCCTAGTTCCGAGGCGAACGTACAGGACAAGGGTTCCGAGAATGGCGGTGGGAAAGTACAGGAGCTTGACTTGGTGAAGATTCGGGAAAGTCTTCTCTCAGACGAGTCCTTCCTGGAGCAGGTATACGGTAATGAATCCATTCAGCGTAAGTTTCAGAGTGAACGGGACGCTCACGCGGAGCGAATAGCTATGCCTCTCCGACAGAAAATTGAAGAGTTGGAGAGGAATATAGCTGCTGGTCGTGTGGACCCTATTGCTTTGGAAGTTGAGAGGTTGAAGGCGGAGGGTGACTTTGAAGGTGCTCTCCGTGTGGCGGAGGACCACGCCCGCTTGACTTCCAGGGAAGCACAGGCGGAGGAGCGGGGAAGACAAGCAGCGGGCCAAGAGATGATTCAGCGAATAGCAGCCCGTGAGGAGTTTTCCTCTCTGACAGAGGATGATTGGCGACAAGTTTACGCTGATGCGGCGACTGAAGCGACCCGAAAAGGTCAGACTTACATTACCGTTGATGCCTATGTAGCGAGGGCCGCGAGAATTGTTGCGGACAAGGAGAAGGAAATGGTTACGTCCCAAACCGGGGAAGAGCTTGAAAAACTCGTTGAGGAGAAGGTTGAGGCTCAACTTAAGGCGCATGGCCTTGAACGGAGAAAGGCAGGAGGTGGACCGGAGGATATTGCCGGTGGAGGCGGTGGGGCTGGTGGAGGATTAACGGACGACGAAGCAGCAAATATGTCCCAAGATGAGTGGAACGCTTTATCCGATGAGGATAGGCGGGGTATTCTTCAAAGGGCATCTAAAATGGCAACAGGCCAAAAGGAGGAATAAGCGTGGCCTATGTTCAGCGAACAGACGTGGCGGGGTTCGTCCCAGCCATTATTGTTAAGGAGTATCTTCGGTACACGATGCCGAACCTGCAGGCAATGAACCGCGTAACGCGGGCGGACCGCTTTGCAGGAGCGGCCAACTTTGGGGATACTATTCAGGTTCCTACTCACTTGACACGGTTGGGGACCACACAGCTTCTAACCGGTATTGACGGGCAGGGTGGTGAGGCAGACCCGGTTGCTGTCACCTTCACTTCCCCGACTACCGGTAACGTGCAACTACTTATTAGTCAGTGGTGGTATTCCGCTTTCCAGCTTGGTACTTACGCGGCCCATCTTGCTAACCAGGACCTCGGAAATATCCTGGAGCAGAGTGCCCGTGATTCCCTTGCCGTGAAGATGGATTCGACCATCACGGACGAGTTTGACACCTTTACTACAGTGATTGGTACAGACAATGTTCCTCTTACTGATGGTGATGTCCGGCAGGCCAATGAGGGTTTGGACAACGCCGATGTTCCAGAGAACGACCGAAGTTTGTTCATTTCCGGTAAGGAAAAGAACACGTTCTTGGGCATTGAGAAGTATGTATCTTCTCTCTTTGTTGGTGCCGCCCAGCCTGTGGTCCGGGGTCAGCTTGGTAACTCTCTTTACGGGATGCCAGTTATCGTAACCAATAACCTCAAGGCGGGGGCAGCTGGGAAGAAGATGAGTATGTTCCACAGGTCGGCAATCGCTGCCGCTATTCGGCAGGATGTGGAGCCGTTTATGCTTCGTAACCCGAACTCTTTGGCGGATGAAGTCGCGTTCTATGCGATTTGGGGAAAGAAGGTCTTGAGGGACAACCACGGTGCGGAGATTGATAGTCGATAAATGACATATGAGCAATCGCTAACTCTATCACGGTATGCTGCCGTTCTAATCGCTATCGTGATGGGACTAAACAGTTAGGAGGGGTAGCCTATATGGGCCTGCCAAATATTCGGGCTGACCAAGATGCGTTTAGTGCGTGGTTTTTGCAGCCCGGTGGAATTGACCCTGGGGATGCCTTAGGGTTCTTCGGCGTGGCAACCGCGTCGGAGCGGCAATCGTTAATTCGACGGGGATTCATCTTGCTTGGGGAGGTGGTGGGGGATATGTCGAATCCGGAGGACCCCTTGATAATTCGGCCCCCCACTATGACTCGCTGTGAGCAGGCTCTTGCTGAGCTTAGGCGGCGGGTTCCGGTAGAGCGGGACAGGCTTCTCCGGTTAATGCGGGAGTCGGAGGCGGCATCCACGGATACTGGCCTTCCAATGAGTGAACGTCAGATTTATAGGGAGCGTGCAGAGGCTTTTCGCTTTAAGATAGCGGAGTCCTATCGGGTTTTGCCAATTCGGAAGGCGGAACGGACCAAGCTGGAAAGGGAGGCTAAAGAGTTAGAAAGCATTGCTTCTGACACTAACAAGTTGGATGATGAGAGGCGGGAAGCTAGGGACGAGGCACGCCAGATTCGACGCAGGATAGAGTTGGCGGAAATTGCCCGTCCCTACACCCCGGCGGCTCTTCGCCGGTACTTCCTGTTTTCTCATCGAATCCAGATAGAAAACCGCATTCCGAAGCCACACTGGCAGATTCAGGAGAGGCTCCAGCAAATTGCGGCTCTTGAGGCAGAGGAAGCGGAATTGGCAGTTCAAGATACGCATCAAGCGCGGGCTATCCTTGAGGATGAGGAAGAGCCGGTTCCCGCGTAGAAAGGAGAGATATGCCAGCCGAGGCTGATAGGTCAATGACAGCAGAGTTCCCGTGTGATACTGCAACCTGTGAGAATGTGATAGAGTTGGTCATTCCTACGTCTGATTCTGGTGTTTTAACGGTGGTTCTTTGCACCAATTGCGCGAAGTCTTACAACGTTACGTTGACTGTAGCTGATACGGCGTAGAAAGGAGTATAATGGCAAGATTAGAATTTGACTGCGATACTTCTGGTTGTGGTAATGTCATTCACACGGAAGTCCCGATTGGCGAGGAGATGCATCGGGAGTGTAGGTGTACCAATTGTGGGGCTGTATTTCACGCTCGTGCGGTAGTTTATAAGGAGGAGGGTACAATGTTGGGTCGTGCCCCTGAGCCCGAAGAAGAAGGTCACGAAGAGGAGCCCGAAGAAGAAGGTCACGAAGAGGAGCCCGAAGAAGAAGGTCACGAAGAGGAGCCCGAAGAAGAAGGT